GTGCAAAAGTTATTTGTAGGGCTGTCTGGCACTTGGTCTGTTGCTGTAACACCGCTGACGGTTGTCATGTTATTACCCTGACCACTAGAATCTGTACCTAAAGAAGAGGAATCTGAAAAATTAAGATAAAAACCGTTTGTACCATATGAACCTGAATATTGTTTTGGTATCCATATACCAGCTTTTGTTTCACCAAACGAATCTGCATCTAAGGCAGTGCCATCAATGAAGTGGTATTCTGCAAGATAACCATCCATGTCTAGAGATTGGTTATAGTTGTTTCCTAAATAGTGTATGTTGGCGTTGCCAATCTTACTTTGGTGGGCAGCTAAAGCAATGCTAGTCGTAAGCGTTTGATTTTCACCATTGACATAAATTTTAAATTCTTCAGAGCCTGAAGTGCCATTGAACTTTACGACTACATGATACCAAGCACTTGGGTCACGTTGCAGTGCCGCTGTATACATATATAGCTTTGCAACCCCACCAATAACAGAATACATACCTATGTAGCCATCAGTTGCGGCAGAGCCACCATACAAAATTATTTGACTATAGTTGGTGGTGTTAACAATACCCTGCAAAAGACATCTGCTGGTTTTGTGATCAGCAATTTTTACCCAACAAGATAAAGTAAATATTGTGCCGCCAGCACTACTGAATGTTTTAGCCATGTACGGATTATCCGCAGGTTCAAAACGCAAGGATTGGTCTATGGTGTACGAATAGAAATCATCTGCACCGCCAAATAACTGTAAAGCACCTGCACCAAATGGACCCGACATATTAACCCCTATGCAAAAGCAAGTTGCGGCTTACCAAGCAAAATATTTCCGGCACTTTGCACAACATACGGCACAATGTCTACTGAACTTGCCGCAGTAGATAAAGTTAAACCCGCTGCACCCGCTGTTTCGTAATCAGTTCCTAAAGAAACTGTTCTTGATCCTGTGCCGTCTTGTATGAAGATAATAAACCCAGATTGACCTACCTGTTCAGTAGACGGGTTTGCTAAAGTTACGTTACCCGTTAATGTCAAAACAAAATTTTGATTTGCTTGAAAGTCTAGTGTTACAGACCCTGTATTGCTTGTGTCCGTATTAGTGGTAGCAATAACAGTGCCCGAAACGAGAAAACCTGTTGAAGTAGTGTATGCTTTTAGCGCATTGTCGTAATACAAGCCCACTTCTGCATCATCGTGAACAATAATACCATCTTCACCACTTTTAGCCTGTATGTAGATGTTACCGCCGTCATCGTCATCTACGTTGTTTCTTATGTAAAGGTGGCTAGTGTTATTGTCTACATAACTAGCAGAACCGTTGTGATATAACTCTAAGTCTTGTCCTGCACCTAATTGTATGCGGTCGTCAGAAGAGGATCCGCTGTCACCAACCTGTATAAGATTACCGTTAGTTGTTAGTGTCCCACCAAGAACAGGTGTGGCGTCATTAGCAAGTTCCGGCACAAAAGTAGACGTTAGATCCGTGACCGCTGCGCCAGAACCCGCCCCATCACAGAAGATAATCGCGCTTTTGCCGTTAGCTATTGTTACGTTTGCACCGCTGCCCTGACTAAAAATAGCAGACTGACCAGAGCTATTTAGCACAAAATACAGTTTATCTGCATCATTTGGAGAAACTGTTATGGTATTCGTTCCAGACGGCGAACCAGTTAAAACCAACACCTTGAACATTCCATCCGACAAAGAACCGTCTGATGTAGTCAACGTGTGAGTTGTTCCAGATAGGGTTATTGAGCCTACGCCATTTATAGCTCTGTCAATAATATCAAAATTCGTGTTAGTGGTTGTGCCCCACGTACCGGCTTGTTCACCGGTAGCCGGTTTTTCTATACCGTTGTTTAATGTGTATGAACTTGCCATTACGCCGCCACCTCAATCCAATTTGTAGTTGTACTAGGAACAACCTCTTGCCATATCGTTACATTACCAATATTTCCTGTTGCAGACAATCCCACCGTATCAACCGGAATTGATACGTTTCCAACAAAACTGACCATTTCAGGGCTTGATACTTCAAATGCTGTTATTGTGGCCACGCTTGCTGTGCCCACTGCGGTGGTTCCGGCGGCCCCTGTGGCTGAAACAAGGGCGGTTCCTACAACCGACTCGTCACCAAAGCTTACTGTGGCGACTAAACCGTCTTCACTAACACTTGCACCAGCCCCCGCTACCACACTACCAACAGCCCCAGTTCCCGCTGAACCTGTCACCGTAAATTGTATCTGTTGAGTTGTTACAATAGTAGCGTTGTTAAGAGCTGTCGTTCCTGCTAAACCTGTAACCTCAACAGGGACTGGATTACTCCAAGCTCCCGCACCCCAAGTGCTTCTACCCCATCCAGTGATGTTAGCCGCACTCATGGATTACTCCATTAAGCTATACGGATAATTGCGCTAGATGCGTTTGCAGTTGGGAACTGAATGGTAAAAGTGCCAGAAGTAGAGGTTTTATTAGACGTAAAGTCCAAAACAGCTACAGCTTTATTGCTTTGAGAGCTGTTGTAAATCAACGCACCCATCGCTGTAATAGTAGCTGTAGTAAAACTTAAATCTGCAAAATCCGTAAACCCAGTTGTTCCAGAAGTTGTCGGGTCAACCCTTGTTAAACTTCCTCCACCGGTAGCGTATGTTCCACTTGAAGCAACTTCGCCAGTGGTTGTAAAGGCGGTGGTTGCTGCTCCTAATGTAGCCGTTGTTGAAGACTTGCCTCCGGACCCTTCGGCATATAAAGCGAGCTTAAACGTGCCACCACCTGAGTTTTTAAAGTTGTGAACACCTTCTAAAAGCTCTTTCTTAAAAGATGTGCACATAGCTTGTGCTATAGCCATATCTATATTCTCCTAACGAGTTCAGCCATTTCACTGTTTCCAGCCTGTGACATTTTATTGGCGATACTAGCACGTTCTTCACGCCGCGCCAACTCCATGTAATGGTATAATACATTACGCAGATGATTTTGAAAAGCCTCCGCCTGATCACGTATAGCAGGAGGAGCGGTGTTAGAAACAGACATGATCTTATCCATCGCTAACTCCACTATCTGCTCGGTGCTATGCCCCCCTCCATCGGAAGTCATTACGTTTACAGAATGTACTTGAACGCCTGTTTCAAAACTAATCATCTTTTTCCTCATAACTTACATTTGGAATGTCGTGTCTACCTACCAAAACCGGAGTTCTTCCGTCCAACGGTTCAGGCGCAGATAAACCCTCTTCTTCTAAATACTCTGATATCTTACTCTTCTTAGATACGATTAACTGATTATCTACCATTCTTTGCACTAAAGGGTCTTCCAATCTGTGGTAACCATACAACTTCTCATCTTCCGGCACATTAGTGTCTAAAAGACCGGACCGTGGAGCAACTTCAACAAAAATGCCTCTAGATAAAGCCACCGCGCACCAAAACTCCACACAAGACCTCCCAGCTTCTCCAAAATGCAAATTTTGTTTATAGCTAAAGTCTATGCCATATAAATAAAGTTTTGAAACCTTTGAATAAATTGCAAAAGCTAAAGCGTATGCAACAGTGTTATTAAAATAACAAAAAGAAACATCGTTAATAACATCTTCCAAAGGGTATTCGACTATTTCAGGCACCCTCTCGTCTAAAGCACAAGAGTAAATCGGGCCTTTGTTCGGCATCTCAAGTAAAAAATCTCTCGCAACACCTGTTTGCAACCCGGCTTTTACGTCATCTAAAAACCTTTCAGCGGGATCCATCATAAACGTGCGATCAACATGGAGCACCGCTCCTATGCTATTTATGCCCCAAACTTCATCAAATGTTTTTGAATTTATTCTATGTAAAACGTAATCACTAAAGCTACCGCCCATTGCTACGATAGCTATCTCCTTACCCTCTAAAGTTTTTTTCATTGTTTTTGAACTCTTGTTAAGCCCTCTCTGTAAGCATCTGTGTTTTCCACGCCTTCCGCGTAAATCTTCAGTCGTGTTGCGGCCTCGACAAACCGTTTTTCATACTCCTGAGATAATGTGGCATCTCCCTTCATAAATATATAAGCATCGACAAGACACCCATAAAGCAGGGCGTCTGGAGCATTTTCCCCAAACCACGACGTTCCGCTACTTCCAGTTATAGAAGCGGGTCTGTAATAATAATGCAACTCACAAGTGTAGGTGTCGTCTGGTGTAGGTGCTAATATAAAATTATTTACATCAAACAGCCCGTAGTATTTTGGAGTGCCTGTGGTAGCAGGATTTGGAGTATATTCCTGCAAAAAATTTACATCTTTTTGAAGAAGAAAGATGTTTTCGCTATTTTTTATCAAGGATAAAGAAAAAGAAGCTAAATAGTCTGAGGGGACAGCTAAAAATTTGTTTCCAGAACTTGTAGCGGCTGTTGCGTTTTTCCTAAAAAAATCAAGGTCAACAAGCTTTAACAGACGTTCCTCTGTGTTTCTGATAAAGTTATCTAAATTGTTTACGAACGTAGTTTCACTATTTTCAGTGTAGTCCTGAATAGCTGTTTTTAACGTAGTGTGTGTATAAGTCATGGTGTATTCGCCTGTCCGCCCATACCGCTGTGGTTTGTGCAGTAATAATATAGAGTTGGGGCTCCAGAAGCCACTGTTATCTGAGTATAAGCCCCAGAGGAACCCGGTGTACCGCTCGTAGTAACGCCTGTCGTGTATTCACTACCTCCGCCATGCGTTCCATCGGAAGTGGTGGATAGTCGTAAGGGGTGACCTGAGTTGCTGCTGTCTGACTGATCAAATCTGTAGGTGTTTCCTTCTGATAGATTTACAGTGGCCTGCTGTACTCCATCTATGTAATATTTATTACCATAACCAGTGCTTACAACAGTTACAGTGAATGTCTGTGTAATCGTTGTGCCAGAGACAGAAACTGTGCCAAGATTAGCTGTAGCTGAAACACCTGTGACTTCTTGTGGGGTAACAACGTCACCCGCAAAAGAAACTGTGCCAATGGCTCCAGTTGTCTTTATTTGAACCGGGTCTGGATCTTCTACCGTAGGTATGCCGATGTAAACCACATAAGGTTCTTTTCTTGCGGGCCTAGCGTCTTTTAAACCAATCGCGTCAGAGATTCGGGTATAGGGCTCCAACTGAGGATGCTTTGGTTCATATTCATCTTTACCAACTAACAGACCATTCCATTCTTTACGCATATCTTTGTACCGATACCGTAAGCCGGAACGATCTGATATAGCGTAAGAATTTTTTCCTGTAGCAAAACGAGCCATTAGTTCACCCTAAAATATTCGTATTGGGGCGTAACATTGAAAGAAGCTCTGTCTCTGTCTTCTGTCAATGCCCGTTCCATCTCCTCTTCATACATTGCTTTTAGTAGCTGGACACGATTAGGGGCTCTTTTTATAGAGATGTAATAAGAAAGACCTGCCGCCAAACAGGGGTAAAACCGAAAAGGCATATCTAAGGTGTTTACTTGTGAGTCCGCATCATCCATGCGAACTAAAGCGTCATAATAAATTACATCCGTGCTGTTATCCGGCACCGGCCAAACTTTTAAAACAGGGGTTACTTGTCTGTCTAAAAAGAATTGATTAGGCCGTCCATCCGTTGTCTTAGTTGGAATAGATAAATAAGTGTCTCGGCTTATACGATCCAAGGGAAAATCGGTAGAACTACGACGAACGACAACAGAAAGAATATCAATAATATCCGCGTCTAGAGTGTAGTTACCGGTGCCAGAAACCATTGAAACTGTGCGCTGTTTAATTGTCCATTGGTTAAGTCCACGATTCGCCCATTCTGCCAGCATTAAGTTGAGAGAACGCCGTGCGGTTTTTAGGTCATAACCAGTCCTAACCTCTAAGCCGCACCGCTCAAAAGCCTCTTCGATGTAGTCCGATACATCAAGTTCAAAGTTTTTACTGCCAGAAGTTGCCATCACTCATCTTTCGCGTACAAGTTATCAAATATCTGATTTACGTCCATTGTATAGTCTAAATCCGATTTTGAATAGTGTATATGCTGAGAAGGCAAAAAGTCAGGTGCCCCATCACCTGTTTCAAACCATGCCGGATGCGTGACACGAACGCGATTATTCGGCAACGCCACTATGTTTCCTGTCCATTCTCCTGCATCTAACAGCTCCAACACGTGACTTTGTTTATGTTGTGCTGGGTCGTCAGCAATCTCACTCTCTGTATAATCTACAGTAAAATAATACTTTGCAGGGAAAAAATCTGGTCCTATTTTAGCCAACCACGGGCAAGGATGTGCTCGGTCTAGTCGATAAACAGCGTGAGTATGTGACATACAATCCCAAGGTTGGGCGAGATGGACCGGCATAGGTTCGGGCCACTCCTCCAAGGGGGTATCTGCTACAAGCGCAGTTATGGGCATACGAGCCCACATTGCACCCCCGTGCACATTAGGATCATCTGTCCCATCTGTTTCGCAACCAGTAAATATCATTTGAAAGCTCAAACAACGACTTGGCATAGTTGTAACAGCAATCGCCATGGCGTGTAAAAAGTCGCCATGGTAATTTGAATGATTACAGGTGTACTCCCTTCGCACCCAGCATTTAAAGTGCGGTATATTACTTTGTAAATAAGGCAAATTACTTTACCTTACCACCTTTGGCGTAGCCCTTCTTTTTCATCATGCCGCCACCGGCCATCTTTTGGACTTTACCGCCTTTAGCATAACCTTTTTTCTTCATCATGCCGCCGTTAGCCATCTTCTGGACCTTGCCACCTTTGGCGTAGCCTTTTTTCTTCATGCCAACTTTACCACCCTTGGCGTAGCCTTTTTTCTTCATGCCAACTTTACCACCTTTAGCCATGCCTTTAGACCGCATCGTGCCACCAACGAGAGAGGCTGAATACTCATCCATTGTCATAAATTCTTTTGCCATTACTTGCTCCTATGCTTGACTTACTGAACCTTTGGTTCGTTTTCTACGGTTAGCCATGACTGCCCCGCAACCTCGCGCAACTGCCGTCCCCGCAATTCTTTTACCCCTAAAGGGTCTTT